AAATCAACCTTTATCAAATAAAAGTATTAATAATTTAATAAATAATATTTCAAAATATAAAAATATTCCTTATATTAATAATTATAAAAAATATTATTTTAATAAATGTATTAATATTTTTTATAATAATCAATTGCAGATTAATGATGGTATGATATGTTCTGAATTAATATCTTATATATTACAAGATATTAATGATAATAATATATTAAATTATAAATGTATTAAACCTGTAGATTTTTTATATAATAATTTATATGAAAAACAATTTTATAAAATTATTAATTAAATTTTTTAAGTTCTATATCTAAAATTGATAATTGGTCTGTTACATCTTTTTGTTTTTCTTCCATTATTTTAATTTGATTTTCAATATTTATAATACTTTCTTCTAAATTTTGTTTTTCTTCATTATTATCTAATGATAATTTATTATTTAATTCATCTAAATTATCTTTTCTTAATTTAATATTATCTAATAAATTTTGTCTTACTAATTCATTTTTCCGTTGTTCATGAAATAGTTTTGCTTTTTCTTGACTTTCCATATATGATTTCATCATTTTATTTAATTGATCATTTGCATATTCTGAATCTTTAAAATTTTCTGATTCTGGATTTGGATCAAATGGTAACCATTTACCTGATTCACCTACAAATACATTAAAATATGGATCTATATTTTGTAATTTTTTAGCGTGTTCACATGCTAATTCATATGTTGTAAATACACCACGAACTTTAACACCAGATAAAGTAGTTTTATTTTCTTTATCAGTTAAAAATGATATACAAACATATTTTTGCCCATCTGGTAAAATAGTATCTTCAGTTAAATAATCTAAACTCATTATTTATTTATAAATAAATAATCTTTATATAATTTTTATTTATTTTATATATAATTTATCTGTTTTATCATTTATATTTAAAGTTTGATAATCTTGTATTAATGATGATTGAGAAAACATACTTTTAAATATATCTGATGTTTTTTCATTATAAATATCATTTACATTTTCATTTTCAGCACTATTTTTTATTATTAATCCATTTTGTTTAGGTAATACATATGAATTATTATTTACTTTAGTAATATAAATGACTATCATAATAATACCAGTGCCTAATATTAATATTGAAATATTATGTAATATTGAATTCATTAAAATTAAATAGATTTTAAATTATTTTATTTAAATGAACTTAAATATTCCCAATTTAAATATTTACAAATTTTTTCCCATATTTGATCATTTTCCATAATTTTATCCAAATCTTTATGTAACGGAAAACAATCTAATAAATGATCTAATTCTAATAATTCACAAAATTTATGTAAAACATATGAATATGATAAAAAATTTTTTCTACCATTTTGTTTATATAATTCCCACGGATCTTGAATATTTATAAACATTGATATAAATACTTTCTCCATATCTCTTGTTATTTTTGGTGGTGGTAAATTATTTAATTTATTTATTATATATGCAACATGTTCATAATATATATTATATCCTAATTTTTTTAATATTATTTTCATATTTTTTTTATTTAAAATTGATAAATCAGTTATCCGATTTTTATTTAATTCTTTTACAATATCAATAAAAACACAATCATGTATATCGGGGCTTTGTTTAGCTTGAAACTGATTTAACCATTCTCTAAAATGATTTAATCTTCTATATGGTGAATAATCTTTAATTTGTCTATCTTCATCTAAAATGATAGTTTCACTATCACCACAACAAGGGCAAATATATGCGCTTTCTGTTAAATCTAATATTTTTTCAATATTACATTCTAAACAATATTTAATTCTATTTGAACCATCATCATGATTTATTCTTATACCTTCAACACGTTGACAATATTTTTCAAATAAATTTGCTCTATTTTTTACATCAATATTATTATTATTACGTAAATTAATATTTTTTTCTTTTTTTGTACATAAAAAATCTAATATATTTATACTTTCTTTTAAAATATTTTCTTTATTATCACGCATTTCATAATAATCTAATATTAAATCACCTGTATTATCATAATAATCCATTTCATCATAATTATATATAATTATATTATATTTTAATTTTATATTTTCTTTTTTATCTAATAAATTTGATTTATGTTTAATATCATCCATATTAAATGTATCAATACGTTCATTTAATGTTTCTAATTCTACATTTATATTATTCATTTCATTTAATAAATTATGTTTATCGTTTCTAATTTTATTAAATTGTTTTACCATAATTCTGTGTTTATTATCTAATGTATTTGATTCTTTCATGCCTATTTTATTTTCTTTATATTTTGATGTATTTTTAAATTTATTATTAATCATTTAATTTATTATTATTAATAATAATATAAAAATATTTTTAAATAATATTTATTTTTTTAATAAAAATATATAAAAATATTTTTAAATAATATTTTAATTTTTTAACAAATATTAATAAAAATATATAAAAATATTTAATTAAAAAAAAAAATATGTATAAAAATTTTAATTTTATTTATTTTTATGCGTAAAATCTAAATAATATTTTAAATAATTTAAAATTATTTTCTAATATTTATTATAATAATAATATGGGTGGTGGTTTAATGCAACTTGTAGCTTATGGAGCACAGGACGTTTATCTTTCTGGAAATCCACAAATTACTTTTTTTAAAGTAGTATATAGACGACATACTAATTTTTCTGTTGAAGCTATTCAACAAACATGGAATGGTGCTGCTGATTTCGGCAGAACTGTTACATGCAATATTAATCGTAATGGTGATTTAATAACTAATATGTATGTTGCTGTAGAATTAAATGCAATCCCTGTTAATAATGTTGCATGGGGGTATGTTTCACGTATTGGTCATGCTATGATTGAATCTGTTAAAATTGAAATTGGAGGTTCTAAAATTGATGAACAATATGGTGATTGGTTAAATATATGGTATGAACTTACTCATAAATCTGGTCAAGTACGTGGATATTCTAAATTAATTGGTGATGTACCAGAATTAAAAAATGTATCTGTAAATGCTAAACCTAGATATCAATTATATGTTCCTCTTCAATTTTGGTTTAACCGCAATAATGGTCTAGCACTTCCTTTAATTGCTTTACAATATCATGATGTTCGAGTAACTCTTAAATTCCTTGATACTAAATCAATAATTAATTATGAAGGTATAAATGATATATCTGGTTCATTAGGTCAATTAATGAAAGATTCATATTTATTAATTGATTATGTATATTTAGATTCAGAAGAACGAAAACGTTTTGCACAAGCATCTCATGAATATTTAATAGAACAATTACAATTTACTGGATCTGAAACTTTAACTACTCAAAATAAATTTCGTCTTAACTTTAATCATCCTAGCAAATATTTAGTATGGGCACCTCATTTACAACAATATGCTAATCGTGCTAGTTATATATCTTATGCATTTGATAATGATTGGCGTGCTGCACGTGATCGTTTTGCTAAAATTTTAGCTGGTGCATGTTCTACTGGATTAGCTTACAGCCCCGCTACATCAGTCGCTGCAGGATTAATATCTGTTAATGCTGCTAATGCTGCAACCGGTGCTACTTCTGTAACTGTTGCTGGTGATGTTATAGAACCATCCCGTACATTAGGAGTTTCTAATGTTCCTGCTGATATTTTATCTAAAATTGAAGTTAAATTTGTTGTACAAGCTGCACCAACTGGAACCGCATCACCTATAGCTGTTAATGCTATAGGCGACAGTGCTTCTGTAATAGCTAAAAGCTTTTTAGATAATTCTATAGTTACACGTAATGATTTATCTATGGCTGATATATCTGTAACTTTACCTAGATTATTAGGATCATTATCTTCTTCATCACCTATTTATTCATTCTTAAATCTATTTAATTTAAATGTTGTTAATTATTTTAATTATGGAAATTATATTGATGGATCTGATAATCCCGTTTATCAAGGCAAATTACAATTAAATGGTCATGATCGTTTCCAAGTACGTGATGGACATTATTTTAATTATGTCCAACCATTCCAACATTTCTCTAATACTCCTGCTGATGGTATTAATGTTTATAGTTTTGCACTTAAACCCGAAGACCATCAACCAACCGGATCATGCAATTTTTCACGAATTGACAATGCTACTTTACAAGTAGATTTAGGTTATGGTAATAATAAAGATGATGGAACTTTAGCATTAGCTATTGGTGCATCATCTATAATGAATATTTACACTGTAAATTATAATGTATTACGGGTCATGTCTGGAATGGCTGGCACGGCTTACAGTAATTAGAACATATAACCCCGTTAAAACATTTATTACTATTTAATAGTATCTTTAATGAAAATATATATAAATAATGATATATATATATTTCCATTATAAAAAATTGAAATTAAATTATTTAAACATATATTACTCCATATATTAATATATTAATGTCAATAATAACTATTGAAAATAAAAATTATTCATTATTAAAAAATATTATAAAAATAGACAATAATAAATTACCATTAATTTTAAAATTACGTTCATTAACATTAAATTCTTTAGTATTTGATAAAAATATAAATTTATGGATGTATAAAAATAATAAATTAATAAATATTTTATACCCAGAACAACATATTATAAATATAGAATTTAAAAATTCTAATATAAATGATTATAGAGAAAAAAATATAATTTTTACATATGATAATAGATTTTTAGATAATTTTATATTACCAGAAGAATATGAATTAATAGAATCAGGAACGTCTATATTAATTAATACTGGTAGATATGTACAACAATATAGAAATATGTATTGGAAAGTAAAAGATAAAAACAATGATATATATTATTTAATGCATATAGAAAAAAATAAATATACAAAAATATCAATTGAAGATATTGATAAAATATTAAATTTTAAAGGTTTACGAAATGTTTGGCATTTACATAAAGATGAAAAAGAAAAATATACATATATTACAACCACATTTATAGATAAAATAAATAATACTGTAAAAGGTTATTATATGCATCAAATTATATTAGATGTTCATGATATAATATTAAAAGGTACTAATATGTCTGTTGATCATATAAATCGTGATAAATTAGATAACAGACGTAACAATTTAAGATTAACTGATTGGTCAACGCAAAATTTAAATAAAGATATGCAAGAAGATAGATGTGATAAAGTACATGAATGGCCTATAGAAACAAAAAGAGTTAAATATTTACAATATAGACCAGATTATGCAGATAATAGAGAATATTATTATATTGATCATCCAAAATTAAATGGAATATATGAAACATCTAAATCAAAAAAAATTACTGCAATAGATAAATATAATGATGCATTAAATAAATTAAATTATTTAAATACTTTAAATACAATGATTACTAAAGAAGAATTAATTGAACATTTTAATGATAATACTAAATTAGATTTACCAACTTATATTAGATTAGATACAAGACCAACTGATAATAAATTAATCTTTATATATGATTATAAAGATAATGAACGTAAAAATTATAGACAAGTTATAAAAAATATAAATCCACAAATTGAATTAGATAGATTTATTGATAATATTAATATAAAATATCCAGATTTAAATTTTTTAAACCTTTGCACATTTAAAACGCCGATTTTTTTAAATATGCAAATTATAAATAATTTTTTAATGTTTTTTTTCTGTTAAAAGGTTTCTTACTATATTTCTTTGTTCTATTATAAGTTCCTTTAATTATATTCTCATATTTTTCTTTTGGTATATCTTTAATGACTTTTTCTATATTATTTTTTAATTCTTTATGTGTTAAACCATCTAATTTTTGTAATCTGGATTTCATCATATTAAAGTAATTTTCTATACTATTTGTAAAATGTTGATAAGGAACTGAATATAATAATTTATTATGTTTATTTAGTAATTCTTTTATTTTTTCATTCCTATGACTACTTGCATTATCTAAAATTATTAACTTATTTTTGTAATATGTTTTTCTAAAAATTCATATAACCTATCACTATCAATTCCACCTTTTTCATATAAATCCCAACCTAATACTCCATTATAAGAAATAGCAAATATACCTGTGTATTTTTTGAATACTTCTTGTGATTGAGTTTTTATTACACATCTTTTTCCTAATTCACTATAACAATGACTTCTTTTTTGAAGACCACTTATAGATGTTTCGTCAATACATATTATATCTTCTAATTTATGTTTTTTAATTTCATCATAAAATTCTTTTAATTTTTGATTTATATTTATTTCTTTACCAAATCTTTTTTCAGGTTCATGATGTATTCTTGTTATTTTTAATGTTATATTATTATCATTAACAATTCTATTGATATGAAACCTACTTAATTCAATCTTAAATTTATCTTTCAATTTATGCTTTAATTCAGTCATAGTTATGGTTTTATTTTTATTGATTTCATCTAATAAAAATTTAACATGTTCTTTATGAACTTTATATGCTACTGGTTTCCTATTTTCTCTTTCACATTCCTTTTCATATATTTCAACCCATCTCATTAAACTTCTTGGACTACATTTAAAAATTTCACATACTTCTATTTGTGATTTATCGCCAACTAAATAATATTCAACAGCAGATAATTTATAATCCTCACTTTTATGTTTTGATGTCATTTATACTTAATATTATAGCATAAAATATTTAAAATTATGTTATAATATTATTATAGTAAATATATAATGAATGAAGAAATAAATAAGTTAAAACTTGAAATAGAAGAACTTAAAAATAGAAATAATGAATTAGAAGAAAAACTAAAATCATATACCAATCCAATACGGAATAAAAAATATTATGAAAAAAATAGTGATATTGTAAAAGAAAAAGCAAAAAATTATATGGAAAAAATTAAAGAAACTAATCCAGAAAAATTAAAAGAATGGAGACATCAAGCATATTTAAATAGAAAGGCAAAATTAAAAGCAAAAGAATATATTAAAGAAGTTTAGAATTTCTATATTTTCTCTGCAATATTATAACACATTTATTAAGTTTAATCCAATCACTTTCCCAAATTGTAATTAAATTAAAACCCATATCTCTAATTTGTTTCTCTTTATTTAATGTATTTTGATATAATTCACCAAATGTTTTACCGATTTTTTTATTAATATCTGTTGATAAATATTTATTAGGATTGCCGTGCCAAAAGTCTCCATTAAATTCATAAATTGTATTTGTTTCTTTACAATATCCATCAGCTTTATATCTTGAATTTGGAATATTAAATTCACCTTCATTTTTTGCATGAATAATTTTTATTGAATTTTTAATTTCCATATATGATAACCATTTTATACTTATTTTTGAATATTGATTTGAACATTTGGGACATTCTTTCCCAATTTTATGCACATATGGTAAAATATTAAATATTCCATGATTACTACATATAACATTTATTTTGCATGACGAACCTTTCCATTCAACTAATGAATAATCATATTTATTACCATATAATTTTATAAATTCATTTAAATATTCTTCATATGATTTTATATTGGCATTTGCAGATTTTATTTTACCACATTCAGAACATCCTTTGCCTTGTAAATGATTATTTGGTGAAATATTAAATTCTCCATGTATTTTACATATTATAACAACTTTAGTTTGAGCATCAATATAATCTGTTTTTGTATAATCGTAAAAATTATTATGAACAATATTTGATTTAATTTCAAATTCATTTTTACATTTTTCTTTTAATTCATTATTTCTAACATTAGAATCACGTCCACATGAACCACATCCGTATTTATAGTGGTTTGAAGGTAATTGTTTAAATTCTCTATGTTTATCACATATTATTATAACCTTATCATTTGCTCCAAGATATTTTGTTTTGGAATAGTCATATTTGTTTCCCCAAATTTGTATAGATTTTTCTATAAAATTGTCTGTATCTAATTTATTATATTGAATATGTGTTTCTTTTGAACATTTTTGACATCCTCTTCCTCTTTTATGATCAGCAGGTCTAATTTCAAAATCTCCATGAATTGGACATACCGCTATAATATCTATATCTACACCTTTCCAGATAACCTTTGAATAGTCATATTTATTTTCATGTATTTTGTGTAAATCTTCCTCATATATATTCCAATGAATTGACATTCTTTCTTTTGTTTTATTATTTGAACATTTTTTGCAACCTGCACCTCCGAGATGGCTATTTGGTGTTTGCTCAAAATCTCCATGAATTGGACAGGTTATTATAATATTTTTTTTTGCTGATATGTAATTTGATTTTGAATAATCATACTTATTACTATGTAATTCACTTGCTTCCTTTACAAACTTGTTATTTGCTTTAATTCTTTCATTAGCACTCTTTTCTATTCCACATTTTTTACAACCATCGCCTGATAAATGTTTATGAAATGATTGTTCAAATATCCCATGTATTGGACATATTATATTCACTTTTGTATCTCTTTTTAATAATTCTGTTATTTGTGAATAATCATATTTATTATTATGTTTTATATTAGCCTGTTCTTTATAATTATCAATTGTTTTCTTTGTCGGTATTTTATAATTATTTATCTATTAATTATCTAAATAATTTTATATCAATTTTTATAATTAAATTTTAATGCGTTAAACTATTTAAAAATATAATATATAGTAATATTATATAGAGTATGAAAAAATCAAAACCAAAAGTTAAAGAAAAGAAAAAAGATGAAGAGAATTTTGATTTTATGAAAACAAATAAGGATAATATTAAGAATGTTCTAAAAGATAATAATATTAATCCTATTATTAATGAGTTAGTTTCAAGAACAAATAAAATTGTTGTGCATTCTTACCAATTTTTGAAATTATATTTTATTCATTTGTTCCATAATAATCAACCTTTTCCAACATTAGATAAAGAATTTATTTGTGATATTTTTAAAGTAATTACAAAAAGAAAATGCAATTCTGGAGGTTATAGAGATGATAATATGCCAGAACAATTAAAGACTTTAACAATATTTTATAAAGAACATTATTCTAAAACTATTATTAAAGATGAAATACTTTATTATGATAAATTAAGTTATATTTTAGCATATGAAGCAATTGATATGATTACAAATATTAATAATAATATTCAAGAACATTTTATAGATCATCTTAATAAATATGTCAATATTATTTTTGATGTTAAAAAACAGCGTGATGAAATAACAAAAGCAAATAAAGATAAAGAATTAAGAAAGCAATTACATAAAAAATTATATGAAGATATAAATAAAGTTAAGAAAGATTTAGTTTCTTTTGATACTTTAACAAGTAATAAAAAATATCATAAATGGATAAAAGAACAAAGAATTAAATTGTTTCCAAATAAAATAAAGTTTGAAGAAAATAATATTTATTATGAACTTAAATCAAATACACAATACTTTTTACATTCAATGTTTTATATTTGTAATGAATTAGAAAAACTTAACAATGTTAAAATAGAAAAAGAAGAAAAACGTTCTCACTTAAGTGAGAATCATTTTACAGAAAAAGAAACTTTTTCTGAAAAACAAATAAGATTATTTAATGTTCTACCATTAAGAACTAATATTGTTCCTAAAAATATTTGTATTGATACTTGTGCATTAATTAGTAATTTTTTAGGTGATGAAGCAACAAGTGAATATTTCAAAACATACAAAAAAGAAAATAAATATAATGAATTATGGAATAAATTTTTTAATTTATCAAATAGGGTATTTAAGAAAGGCAAAAAATACAAATTCAGTCATATGATAAGAACAGATGGAATTTCAATATGTATTTTATTTATTCGTGTAGATGTAAATGGTAAGCCATTATCAAAAACATATCAAAATAAAAAATGTTGTCAAGAAGAAAATATTAATTATATTGAAAAAACAAATATTACAGAAGACCTTAAAAATATGAAGGTAGTTTGTGCTGATCCTGGTTTGAGTGATTTGTTGTATTTTGGTTCTTATAATGATAAAAATGAATTGGAAACATTTAGATATACACAAAATCAAAGAAGATTAGAAACAAGAAATAAAAAATACAATAAAATTATTGATAAAGTTAATAAAGAAACATTTATTGATAGCAAAACAATAAAAGAGTTAGAAACAAGTTTATCTAATCTAAACTCAAAAAGTAGTAATTATGAAAAGTTTAAATTATATTGTATTGAAAAGAATAAAATAAATAATCAACTTTATACTCATTATGAAAAATTATTTTTTAGAAAATTTAAATTAAATGCTTTTACAAATACTCAAAAAAGTGAAAGTAAAATGATTAAAAACTTTGAAAATAAATATGGTAAGCCTAATAAAACTATTTTAGTTGTTGGTGATTATGATAAAGGTGATAATAATATGAAAGGAAAAGAACCTACAATATGTAAGAAATTTAGAAGAATATTTAGAAATGCAGGTTATAAAACATATTTGGTAAATGAATTTAGAACATCAAAACTTTGTAATTGTTGTAATGAAGAAATAGAAAAGTTTTTAGAAAAGCCAAGTAAAAAACCAAAAAGAAAAGGCGAAATAGACTTATGTCATGGTATATTACGATGCAAATCGGTTAAGCATAATTGCGAAATATACCATAACAGAGATAAAAACGCTGTGCAAAATATGTTAAAAATAGTAAAATCTATATTTAACACTGGAAAAAGACCAGAAGTATTTTGTCGCAGTTGTTAAGACTTCATACACATTTCACGATGTGTTATAACCAAATTTTTACATTTTTGTATATTTTTTTGTCGTTAAGTCGGCGTTTTAAATGTGCAAAGGTGTAAAATATACAATTAAAAATATAAATTATAAATTTAATGACGATGATATTTCTAAAGAAAAACATGAAATTGATATTAATAAACCTATTATAAAATTACCACCTAATTATTCATTATATTTAGATAAAGATAAATATTATATTGCATTTTCAAAAAATATTATGAAAAAAAGATATAGTATGAAAATAGTTACAACTAGTGATTATCAACAAGATTATAAAAACTTGACTAATTTATTAAATATAAAATATCCAGAATTAAAATTAGATATAATTAATATATAATTTACTACAGCAAGGGTTGGTCCTCGTGCACAATATTTAAAATAATTAATATTATCAAAATTAAATTATGTAATATTATACTATTATATTTTTTTTATAATATTATTAAAAAATTAATTATATATTTATATATATTAAATGTCATTAATTCATAATAAATCTATATTAAATTTTGATTTTAAAGGTATTATTAATAAAGATTTATCAAATAATAATTATACTTTTAAATTAGGAAATATATATGATTTATATAATACATTATTAATTATTAATGTATTAAATAATGATAATAATAAAGATTTATCAAATGATAATAATAAAGATTTATCAATTAATAATAATAAAAATTTATTAATTAATAATAATAAAAATTTATTAATTAATAATAATAATAATAATAATAATAATAATACAGGTATTAAAATAATTGGTATTGATGATGATGAA